ACAGAACGGATTAGATAAGCGTGATAATGTAGTGTTAGATGATGTTACTACATGGAAACTAACGCCTAATGAATTATATGAACTAAGTGACGCAGTTTATAAAATCTATCTTATAAGAGAAGGTCTTAAAACAGATGTTATCCCCAGACATATTAATGAATAGGGCGTTACGCTATGTTGTTGACAATAACCAACTAACTATTGACGCATTAAAGACTATACCAGGTCCATTAAAAAATCAATTGCAAGATTTGGCAATAAACATTGCTGATGACATGCGTTATAATCAACTGAAATACTTTCGTCCCTTTGCACATCAACATAGATTCTTTCAAACAGGAACTTCAGAACGCAGAGGTATACTTGCGGCTAACCGAATTGGAAAGACCGTTAGTACATGTTTTGAGACTGCCTACCATCTTACAGGATTATATCCTGATTGGTGGCAAGGCCATCGTTTTGAAGGCGCCATCACAGCAATGGTCGCAGGCGAAGGATGGAGCCAAGTAGCATTAGTATTGCAAAATGAATTGTTAGGCTCGCAAGATGTTAAACTCACAGAAAATCTTGGCACCGGTGCTATACCCCGTGATTGTATTATTATTGATACTATGCGTAATGATGGTGCTAATTGTATCGGTGTTGAAATCAAGCACAAGTCAGGTGGTAAAAGTTATCTATTATTTGCTAACTATACTCAAGAAGTCAGACAACTCCAAGGTTTCAAACTTAATCTGGCGGTGTTTGACGAGCAGCCACCAGATGATTTCTTTTCAGAAATCGTTACTCGTACTGCAACAACTCAAGGTAAGGTTCTTTGTTCGTTCACACCATTAAAAGGACTGAATGGTCTTGTAAGTAAGTTTTGGAATCGTGAAACTGGATATGAATATATTCGTGTGAGTTGGGATGATGTTCCCGAATATGATCCATGGGGCATGCCATTTCTATTAAATGAAACACGCAGACAATTAGAGCGTGATTACTTACCACATGAGCGTGAGGCTCGTATCGCAGGTAAACCTGTCATGGGTAAGGGTGCTGTGTTCCAAATCAAGAACTGGCCTACATATAAAACTGGTGATATAGATTTTAATAATATGAAAACTATACATCGTGTGATTAGCCTAGATTTAGGTCTAGTTAATGACAAAACAGTTATCAGTTTGATATATTGGGAACCATATGAAAGAACAGCATATCTTCACAGGCAAATCGTGGTACAAGGTATTGAAGAGGCTGTGCCAACACAATACATCAATCATTTGCTCAGACCTGAAGTTTTCGGAACGCCAATCGTACTACCAGCAGATGCAAATACAAGTGGACGCTATACAATGTCGGCTAGTAGTATCCGTGAATTATTTGAACAATACGAGTTAAATGTTTATGAAAAGCCAATTATGAATCCGCCTGACAGTCAAGGTCGTATCACTAATCACAAGAGTTATGGCATCAACCAAATGCGTCAGATGTTAGAAGTGGGCACATTGATGATTAACGAAAACTGTACACAATTCTTAAGCGAAGCACAAAACTACTATGTTGATCCACAAGGTCGTTTTAGTGATCCAGACGATTGCATTGATAGTTGTCGTTATGGTATTCTTGCTTGTTTGCAAGATATCGCTGAACCTTGGGACAATCGCAGTAATCGTCAAAGAATGATGGCACAAAGAGATAGGTATATCAAGCCTGATGATAGCAATAAACCTGCATGGAAGAAAACATATGCAACAAACTGATGATACAATTGAACCTATGTATTTTACAATGGTAGCGAACAAAAGTCCAACTATCATGTGTGAAAGACATGCACAAGCGTTTGAGATTATGATGATGCAACATGAGATACCACATACTATCTATGAAATGGATGAAAGTGAAGAACATGAGTGTCAAGCATGTAATCTCAAAGATACAGTAGATGAAATGACTAGACCTAAAATCATTTTGCCAGGAGATTACCATTGAGTTACATAGTATCAGCATTACCACCAATCAAATGCTTTGTAAAACGTGAGTTTTTATATAACTTTCAAAAGGGACACGGAGAACTAGAACCTGCAATATGGGTCAGTCTAAAAGCATTACGTGGACAAGTGTTTCGTATTGAAAGTTTGTTACCTAATTATGGCGCATTATATGACAAACTACCTATACACGCTTATGTATGGAAAAAAGACCACACAGGAACATTGCCTATTGATATGTTACAATTATGGGACTGTATGGGCTATCGTTTTACAATTATTGAAAAGATAGGATTACGCAATCTAGGTGTAAAGTTTTTAGGCAAAGACAAACAATGGCATTATGGTAACTATTTGTTTACAGTAGATTTTTGTAGTGAAGGTATGGATGTAGATACAGGCTTTACTGAAGTTGCAGAAGAACACAAATCGTTTAATTTTATTAAGTTAGAGAATGGACAATTCGCTTGTCAGCCTAACAATCGTTGTTTGTGGTACGATCAAAGTTTAATTCCTAGTGAAACTAAGTTTCCTGATTTTCAAGCGGCTCAACATCTATGGACAGTAGATGGCACACGCAAATGGACTGCTGGCGATGATTGGTTTTATAACATTGAAGAAAGAAAGTCTTAATGACACAGAAGAATAGCCTTTGACTAAATACTCTATACTAAAGGTAAAAGCCCCACTATGTTAGATATCAAAAATATACCTATTGAAAACATCAATCAAAACAAGGGCATTAATGCTCGTTTTGTGCGAATGAAAAATCTTATGGATGTCAAAATGGCATCCTATCTACGCTATTTGGGCACGAAAAATGCTGTTAATAGAGCAAGCGATTACCATTATCTTTGTCTTGCTGTTACTGACAGTACCGCACCCGTAAATGGTATTGACTATATACACCCTAGCGTAAAACCTGTAGTTGACTATGCTACAGCAGTTATCGCTAAAGGATTGATGCCAAATGGCGAAATCAACTTTGAGTTCGTTAGCGATGGCGAAGATGATGAAATAGCCGCAAGACAAGCAACTGATATGGTTAGCAAAGTCGTTAACCAAATGAATGACCCACACTTTATATTAGAACGCTGGATCATGGACGCTACAATGCACAAGAACGGCATGATGATGATTAAACCCGTTCGTGAACAAATCACACGCTATGTAGAGATACAAGGCACCAACGACCAATTACTAGCATTTGAAGCACAAGCACAAAATAGCGGCTTGTCAGTAAATCGTCAAAGCAAAAGAAAAACAAATGTTGACATGGAAAATGTCATGGCTGAAGTTACTCAATTATTGGGTAGTGAAAAGCAAACTATGATGCGTGATTTCATTGAAACTCACATCGCAGGTTTACAAGAAAATCCTGACGATGCTAACATGGAAAATACCATGATGAGTCAAATGATGATGCGTCAAGAAACCGCTATGACTGAACAGCAGGTATTAGATGACGCAATCAATCGCAATACAATTTATACTGCGAAATACAAACTAACTGGCTATAACTTAAACATCAAATTCCATCCAATCGCACAACATTATTGGATCTGTGATCCTACTGTGCCTGAGATGAGGGATCAACCATTCTGTGGTTATTATGATCCTATGACTATCCAAGAAGCGACTGAGTTATATCCAGGCATCAATTTAGAAGAATTTGAACGCCACGCAGAATATAACATGAACGGCGCATATCAAGCAGGTTCAGTATTAAACAACTTAGCGATTCACGCAAGAGATAGCGTACCTGTCATGGGCATTCCTGTCAGTAGTGCAAGTAGCGCAGACCCAGATAGTCGTCAAATATCAGTTGTTACTGTTTGGAACAAGTATGACATTGATGGTGATGGAGAACTCGAACTAGTAGAATTAATTTATAGTGGTAGTTACATCATTAGTGCTAGAGAAGTAGAGTATATCCCAGTTGCTAATATGTGTCCTAAGCCACTGCCAGGCAACTTCTATGGTATGAGTATTGCTGAATCAGTAATACCTATGCAAGAATATAACACAAGTGCCGCCCGTGCCGAGATACAATTAGGACTGTTAACTGCTACACCAAGAATCGGTGTGAAGCCTGATAGATTAGACTTTGAGATGTTACAAGATGGAGAGGCTGCTATCTTTATTTTAGATAGTAAGTTTGACCCACAAAAGGACATTTACCAATTGCCTCCTCCAAGTGGAAATTTACAGTTCTTGGAAGTTGCTATGAATCGCATACAACAAGATACAATGGCTATGGTTGGTATGACTACTCCTGCTGATGTATTCAATCCTGAAGTCATGGCACCTGGAAACAGCGGCATCAAATTACAATTGGCATTAAGTCCTAATCAAATCATCCAAGACAATACTGTTCGCAATAGTGCTGAAGGTCTAAAAGAAGCATTATGGTTAGTATGGCGCACATTGATTCAATATGGTGATGATTATGGTGTCAAGAAATTGGCACAAAACTACCACCCAGACAAGCAATCTGAGTTCTTAGACTTCTTGGCATGGGACGATATGAATTTCTGTGATAGAAAGCAAATCAATTTGGAACTAGCACTTGGTATGATGAGTGAAGAAAACCAATTGGCTCGCTTACAGATTATCCAGAAATGTCAGAGCGAACTATATCAAACGATACAAGGTATGGTTGCACAAAACACATTGACACCTGAGATTTTCAAGAAGGTCAAAAAGCCATTCGCTGACACATTATATGTGTTAGGCGTTAAAGATTGCGACACTTACTTGCCTAGCGATGATGAGGTTATGTCTATGATTGAACAGGCAAAAGAAGCAATGAAGAACAAGCAACCAAGTCCTGAAGAACAAAAGGATGTGGCAAGCGCCCAACTTGATAATGCTAAGGCACAACAAATCATGGCTGAACTAAGCGGAGAAGATGCTGAAACAACTTTAGATTACATGGCAATAGCCACCGGCAACCCTAAAGTTTATTCGTAAAATAAATGTATAAATAAGGAATAGAAATGATTAGTGAAGATACAATTGAGCATTATAACAATAGGTTGAATGTTGACTTAAACAATGTTAAAAACATGACAACGACCCAAAAGGATCGTGTCAGACATTATGGTAGTCAAGCAGAAAACCTATTGAAGAATAAAGATTTTGCTATGTTTGTCCATCATTATAAATTTGAATTAGCAGATAATATCGCTAGTTTACGTGGACATTCAGTAGAGGATAATTTGCAACGAGTTGCGTTATGCAACGAACTTGTTGGAATAGACGGTTTCGTAAATAGCCTGAAGAGGGCGATTTATTGGAAGAATCGTGTTGGTAACAATGAAATGCCCAACACAACTAACAATTAAGGAAAAGTAAATGGATACAAATGTAGTCAGTCCTAACGCTCCACAGAGCGCGGCCACTGAATCAATCGCTGTCCCTAGTTTGGATAGTATAGCACAGAAAATGACCGCAATGCGTGAACAAACCTTGCGTAATCAACTCCGTGCTACCGAAGAGGGCGCAACAGGTCAAGATGAGACGGCAGAATCATCAAGCCCTGTGGCAAATGAAAATGTGCCAGAAGTTGATGAACAAGTTGATGAAGATGGTGTAAGCGCAGAAATATCAGATAGCCCTGAAGAGGTAACTACTGGTAACTCTGATAGTACAGCAGACGAACTAATTGACTTTATTGAATTCGCAGAAACTAATCCGAACGCTAAGTTCAAGTTTATGCGAAATGGTAAAGAAGTAGTTATTGATGCTAAAAAGGCAGCAGCCATATTAGGTCAAGGTTCAGCAATACATGAAGAAGCAAGAGAATTGAAAATTCAAAAGGCCGAGTTTGAGGAATACTTAAACGAGACCCGTGCTAAAACTGAAGGTTTGGCATTAGCAATGGAATTTACTGTAGAGCCAAAATTAAGAAATGCATATGATGAGATTGTGAAAACACAAGGTTATCAGACAACATTTCAGAAACAACTTGGGCAGACGAACGACCCAGCCTTACAGGCTAGGATTCGTGCGAGTATGCAACAAAATGAACAATATATCAGGCAACAACAGGCTGTAATCGGTCAGTTGAAACCACAGATTGACCAGTTCAAAAGCATACGCTCACAACAAGTTGCTCAAAGATTAACTGAGGCTCGTCAAAATTTTAGTGACAAAGAGTTGAAAAACGAATATGTCTACAATGAATTAAGAGATAAAGTTGCTAAGGTATGGCCACACGCAAGGGAAGAAATTATCCCTGGTGTACCAAACATTGACCTCATCAGTAGTGATGAGAATCTATTAAGTTTGGTTCGTGATGGACTTAAGTATCGCCAGAAACCTAACAGTAAAAGCGCAGGATCTAGTTTAGCGCAGTTAACTAACCGTAAAGGTAGCACTACGCAACGAGGCAATGATGACAATATCTCTAAACTTCGTGAACAAGCCAAGAGCGGTGATAAAAAAGCCGCAGACAATCTCTTAGTTGCTCAGTTACAAAAAATTAGAGCAAATAGGGGAGGTCGTTAATATAGCCAAAATTTAAGGAGAACTAAAATGGCAGAAATTACAACCAGTCAAATTGGTAACGGTACTACAGCGTATGGTTCTGATATCGTTGTCAAGGACTTAGACCTAGATGTGTCTAATCGTGTTAAAGATGATACACCTGTATTGAACATGTGTATGTCTAAAAAGCGTAAAGTAAATTCAACACTCCCATTGTGGACTGATGACATTTATCGTGCGCCAGCAGTACAAGCGCAAGTTGAAGGTGCAACTGTGAATACTTCACAAGCAGAAAGCAACCAGCGTTACAACTTAGGTAACTATACTCAGATTTTCAGTACAGTTATCGCCGCTTCTGGTACAGCCCGTGCAGTTATGCAGGCTGGTGGTGACCCACAAGCATATCAAGAAGTCAAGCAATTGATTGAATTGATGTTTGATGTTGAGTTACAACTAGTTCGTGCTGACCAAATCGGTACTAAGTACGCAGGTCAAAGTGGTACAGCGTCAGGTCTTCCAGCAGGTCAAACTGGCCGTCGTATGGGTTCATTGGCCTCTTTCGCAGGTACAATGAGTTTCAACACAACTTCAGGTTCACTAAGTGGTTTGGACACATTCTTCAACAACGAAGATACTGACAGTTCCACTCAAATCAGTAACGCATTGCGTATCTATGCTAACGGTAGCTACTACTATAGCGGTACGTTCACAAACCAGTTATTCAGTCCTGCTTTATACAAGCAGTTGGTGACTGTTGCTGAACAGCGTTACAACGCTAAGATCCGTACTGTTGTTGCTCCAACATCATTGCGTACTTCTATCAGTGATAACATGCCTCAGTCAAGAGGTATCAATCGTGTGGATAGTGCCCGTGGTGATACTATTTCAACATACGAAGGTGACTTCAACTACACTTATGAAATCTTTGATTCTTGGATTATGGATCAGGTTGTTCCTAACCAGATGTATTTCTTGAACGAAGACGTAGTTCAGTGGGGTGCGTTGCGTGATCTAGGTCCTAACAACGAAGTGTTCTCAAACGCTGACGCTAGTTTAGACCAGTTCATCATGGAAGGTACATTGATTGTACGTAACCCAGCAGGTGTTGGTATGTTGAACAACATATCCGCAGGTACAACGGCTCAAACTTCATTGCCTGGTCCACGTGCTGCCGCATTAGTAAGTCGTGTAAACTTCGGTGCAGGCGACGTTACTCCTTAATTTTAAGGATTGTAACTATCAACAAAAAGGCTCTACGGAGCCTTTTTCCTTGTCATAAATATATACATGAATGATATAAACAACCCCGAATATCTGGACGATAGTGACCCAGAAAAGAACTATAACTTCTACCGCCAAGACAATGGTGGTATGATTACTAACCATAATGGCATGGCTGATAAACTGTTGCAAAATAACGACCTGTACAACAGCATGAAGGGCGATTGGAAACGAACTGATTATAACAAAAGTAAAAACATTGTAGTTACATCGGGGCGTGAAGATGGTAAATTCTATATCAGGCGTGAACAAAAGAACGCACAAGCGATTGCTGAACATTGCAAGAACTATCGTACAATGGCAGAAAAGGGCATTCCTGACCCATTAGCACCATTGATGCCAGATGGCAAATTAGGCTTCAAATGGATGGAATTACCAAAAGTAGTGAGCATTCGTATCAGCGATGAATATTTCGGTGGTATCCCATGGGACGCTATCAAACATGACAGAACATTAAAAGCACAATTTTATCGTGTTGTTGAGCAAGAATATCCACAATATGTGTGCTATCCCGGTGGCAAGTTGCCGATCCCTGTTGAAGTACCATATCCAACTAAAAAAGGTCAACAAAGATTTTTCCAAGGACATTAACATATGTTTCAAATAGCCTCAGCAAATGAACTAGTAGATTTCATCAAAGACTTCACTGGTTCAGCAAATACAGACGAAATCAAAAACTGTATTTTCTTAGCAGAACTATCGATGCGTAACATTGAGTTACCTGCATTGCGTAGTGACCCATACGATCCTCAATACATTGGTATTGTAGATAGTGAAGGCGGTATACCTATTCCTGGTGACATGAACAAGCCCATATTGTTTTTTAAACAGGGTAGCCAATATATTACTACTGCTACAGCGACAGGCACAGGTGGAACAAATACAATAACATTAACCAGTCAGCCCGCACAAAACTTAACAGTGGGTATGTTAGTCACTGGTACTGGTATTGCTGTAGGTGCAACTATACAGGCTGTAGGTGGCGGCAATATCGGCGATACAGTTACATTAAGTGCGAACAATACAGCAACAGTAAGTGGAACATTGACATTTACGACTCCTCCTGCAGGAAGCGAAAGTAGTCAGACTGGACCATGGATCGTTTACGATAGAATTGGTGACAGAGATATCATCACACAGGGCATGATTGCTCAACTATATTTGAGTCCAGTTAATGTGCCAGCAGTTATTCGTGGTAAGTTTAGTGAAGTTGGACATCGCTATAAGTTTTTACCATATGTTGCTGAAGGTGATTTGATTAATTTGTACTACTACAAAGCATGGCCATTACTATTTGCTCCTATAGAAGATACATTGATAAGCACTACTGGTAGTGTAAATCCAATCAGTGGTAGTGGCCCCTGGACGATTGCTATAACAGGCATGACTGATGTAACTGGATTAAGTGTTGGTGATTACATCACAGCAACACCAGGTACAGGAAGTTTGGGTACAGGATTTACATCAGCGATTGTATCACAAATATTAAGTTCAACAAGCATACAAGTTGTCGTTACGGGCGGATCTAGTCCTAGTGGCGGTACGATTACAGACATAAGTTTAACTAATCAAACAGTACAAAATAATGCTGTATTGGCCACTTGGGTAGAAGGTTATGTCTATAGTACTTTGCGTGAATATTATATCAAAAGACATAACCAAGAAGATGCCTCAATTTACGCACAAAAATTTGACAATGCATGGGCAACAGTTAATGACCAAAACAATCTTGGTAAGTGGAGCGGCGGACATACAAGATTGACAAGCGTATGGCAGCCAAGACAGTATCGTCAATATAACATAAAGTAAAATAATATGGCTAATAATGTATCAAGCAACAACTTTACATCATTATACAGTACTATACAAAGTAATGTAAATGTTACGCAGGCGAATGTTCCTGTCGTTGACAGTTCAATAGCAAGCAAAAATTTAACTACATTGTATAGTGGCCTGGCACAACCTGTATTACCGCAATACCCATATGGTAATGCTAATGTAGAAAGATTTTTAAACTCAGGAACAGATGGTGGTAACAATGTAGTTAACATCAATGCTAGCGGTAACATCACGGCTGACTATTATTTTGGTAATGGTTATTATTTGACTGGATTAGGTAATGTAACTGTAGCAAATGCTAACTTTGCTAACTTCGCAGGCAATGTTACTAATTCAGCACAGCCAAACATCACTAGTGTGGGGACATTGGTAAACTTGGCCGTGACTGGTAATATCACAAGTAGCACTGGTATCTTTACTGGTGATGGCGGTGGCTTGAGCAATCTAAATGTAAGCAACATAAGTGGCAGCGCCAACTTTGCTAACTTCGCAGGCAATGTTACTATTTCTTCACAACCAAACATAACAAGTCTAGGCACATTGACTGGTTTATCTAGTAATGGAATCGTAAACTTTGCAAATGCAAGCAATGTCAATCTTGGCTCAAACAGCAATATACACATCAGTGGTGGTAGTGCAAACTTTGCATTGATTACTGATGGAGCAGGTAATTTATCTTGGGGACAAGTAGCAAATTCTGAATATGCAAATGTCGCAAATCTTATAAATGTTAGTAATATCAACGCTACTAGTAATTTAACATTTTATCCTACACTTGTCAGTGGTACAGGCAATGTAAAATTAGAAATAGATAATAATGGTAATTCATTAGAATATAGACCTGATGTTGGCTCCTTTAGGGCGGCTATTTTTACTAGCGATTTTTTTACAAATGGGTTTACTGATCCATACAATGGCGAAACTATTAATATGGATGGCACTAACAATCGTGTACAACTTTCTGTTACCGGTGCACCTAACGCTATCATAATGTCTAATAGTTTGATAACATTTAAGTTACCAATCACAAGCAATAGCAACATCACAATCAGCGATACTAGTAAGCAATTCATAGGTAATGCTGGTGGATTGAGTTATATTCCAACTGCAAATCTACAAGGTGTAGATGGAAACACAAGCAACATATTATATGGCAATGGCGTATTTGCTAATGCATTAACAACTGTGGGTGCTACTGGTGCTACGGGTCCCGTAGGTGCGACTGGTGCAACGGGTACGACGGGTCCAGTGGGTGCTACTGGCAGTACAGGACCAATTGGTGCGACTGGTCCGACTGGCCCAGTAGGTGCAACTGGCAGTACGGGTCCAGATGGTGCAACTGGCAGTACAGGTCCCGTAGGTGCTACAGGTGCGACAGGTCCTGTAGCAGGATCAAACACTAATGTCATTTATAACGATAGTGGTAATGCCGCAGGCAGTAATGCATTCACATTCGACAATACTACTAATACAATAAGCATGGGTAATGCATTGAATGTCACAGGCAATGTCACTATCGCTAATATCTTGATAATGAGTAGTAATGATCCTAATGTGGATATAACAGGCCTTGATCAAGGTAATACTGCTAATAGAAGAAGCCTCACACTCAGAAGTGGTAACAGTACTAATCCAAACTTAACTAGCAATACTAGCGCCGGTACTATTAATTTTTTTGCTGGTAATGCAGTAAGCACAGATAGCGGCAATTTATGGATTGCTAGAGGTGGCGGTGTTCAGGCTATTGGTGGATTTGGTAACACAGCGAATGGTAATGCGTTTGGTGGTGCTATTGCATTTACTGCAGGTGGTGCAAACACACAGAGTAATGGTACTGCAAGAGGCGGTACTGCGCAGTTTGCAGGTGGCGCCGCAAACGCTAATAGCAATAATGCTATTAGTGGCTCTTTATTTTTCGTGACGCAAACAGCAAATAACACTAATGGAAACGCCACTAGTGGTGAATTTGGTTTCGTAGGTGCTAATGCCATAAGCGTCAATGGTAATGCTACATCAGGTCAAGTATCCGTATCATTAGGTACTGCTAATGCTAGCAATGGTAGTGCTACAGGTGGTAGCATAATATTTAAGACTGGTTCCGCTATCAGCAATAGCGGCGCCGCTACATCAGGTAATATCAACCTACAAGTTGGTTTGCCTAATGGTGTCAGTAATACTATAGGTCAGATCAATATCGGTAGCCAAGCAGCCAATACTACCATTACTGCACCGGCAGCAATCAATATTGGTCAAGCAAATACGCCTACAATCATTGGTGGTGTTGCTAACGTTGCTGGCAATTTAAATGTTGCAGGTATAAGCAATCTAGGACCAAATGGTAATGTCATCATCACAGGTGGTTCAAGTGGTTATGTGTTAAGCACTAATGGTAGTGGCAACTTAAGTTGGGTCATACCTGATAGTGGAGCGACAGGTGCTACTGGTCCTCAAGGCCCTGCAGGCATTGATGGTGCGACAGGTAGCACAGGTGCTACAGGTCCTGCTGGTGCGACAGGTCCTGTAGCAGGTGCAAACACTAATGTCATTTATAATGATAACGGTAGTGCCGCAGGTAGCAATGCATTCATATTCAATAACACAAATAACACAGTTACTGCTACAAACATAACAGCGACTGGCAACTTACGCACAACTAGCAATGCCATCGTATTAGGTAATCTTGCGGCGCCAAACGCTAATACAAGTGTATTTGGCGTATTCATAGGTTACAATGCAGGTGGTAACTTAGCAAGTGGCACTGCAGGTAATCTGATCAAGATAGGTGGCAACGCAGGTTTTAATAGTGCTAATGGTAACAGTACAGCGATAGGTTTCAACGCTGGATATGATAGCGCAGGAGCAGCCTCAATCGCTATTGGTAACAACGCAGGTTATGCTAATTTAGGTACACAAAGTATCGCTATAGGTCGTAACGCGGCTGCAAATAGTAATGTCATAAACAGCGCAAATAATATCAGCATAGGTAGTTTTGCGCATCATGTCATGGTAGCGAATACTGTTGGTGCTATCGCAATAGGTCGTCATGCGGCTAATAATCCTGGCAACAATTCTATCGTTATAGGTACTTATGGTAGTAATGCTCTAGGTAATGCTGTTGGTACTGGTACAATCGCTATCGGTGCAAACGCTGTTGGTACTAGCGCGGCAGCAAATAGTGTTGTATTGAATGCGACAAACACATCGTTGGCTGCGGCTACTGCTAATGCATTCTATGTCAATCCAATAAGAAATGTAAGTTTCGCTAATGTATTATCATATGATACTACTACAGGTGAGATAGGGTATGGTGCATCATCTAATTTAACAAGTATTAGTAATGGAAATAGTAATGTAAACATTCCAAGTGCTAATGGCAGTGTAAACATTAGTAGCGCGGGTAACGCTAATATTGTAGTAGTAACTGGTACAGGTGCTAATATTAACGGTGAACTATTTATAACTACCCCTGCAGGTGGAACACCATTAACAATGCTAAACAATGGTAACAGTGGCGGTATATATTATAAAAACTTTACTGATACTAGTGTTGTTACTGTTATGGATTTCTACAGAGCAAGAGGTAATGTATCGTCACCAACTGCTGTTGGCAATAATGATACTATTGCTACACAGATTTATAACGTATATGGTGATACAGGCAACACTAATGTAGGCACGGCATATTGGGAACTTAAAGTAGGTACTAATCTAGGCAATGGTTTGGTATCTATGGTCAGTACTGAGCAAGCCACTAGTGACTATGCAAATAGTTTTAAGAATATCAATTACGGTGCAATCGGTTTAAATGGTAATGTCTCAAGTAATGGTAGTTTCAATATTACTGGTAATGTCACAGGTAATAACAGTGCTTTCAATAGTCTGAATATCAATAGCGGCAACGCTACGATTGCTAGCAATGGTGTCATCAGTGGTGCTCGTATTGCTACATTAAACGATAATGGATCTACAGGTGATAGATCAATATTGATACAGAACTATAACAATAGCAATGTACAAATACAACCTGTGCATTTCTTCCGTAGTAGAGGAAATGTAACAAATCCACTAACTGTACAAACAGGTGACGATGTATTAGAGATCAGTGCATATGCTCAAGCAAATGGCATTCCAATATTGATGGCAGGTTACACTACTGATGTGAAAAATATCAGTGGTAACACGATTGACACATTGACAGTATTCAATGGTCCTCCTGGCAATGTCACTACATGGGGCAACAGTGAGTTCCGTGTAGAATATGGTACTGCCAATATCGGTGGTGGCGCAGTTTTAATGAACAGCGGTGGTAACATCACCGCAACAGGTAGATTAGATTACTTACGCACATTTGGTAATTTCTTGAATAGTAACGATATTGCCATCACAGCAAACACAGTTGCCAACTTAGACTTACCAACTACTAGTTCAGCGAATGGTGTCAGCATAACAAGTAACAATCAAATCACCATAGCAAGAGCAGGTACTTATAACTTCCAATTCAGTCTGCAATTGACTAACAGCGATAACGGAAATGAACATGATTTTGATGTTTGGTTCGCTAAGAATGGTACTGACATAGCAGATAGCGCAACACAATATACTGTGATCAAGAATAATGGTAAGAATGTTGCCGCACTAAACTTTATCGATACTTGTAGTGCAAACGATTACTATCAAGTTCGTTATGCGGCAAGTAGTGCAAACATCTCATTAGAGGCGTTCCCAAGCCAATCAAGTCCATATGTCAGACCTGCGATACCTAGTGCTATCGTTACAGTTGTACCAGTAGGAGCATAACATGTTAGAGATGTTGATTGCTTTTATTAAATCATTACCAAGTTGGCTTGCTAGTGTGGTAGAAGTGTTAGTTGTCGCAGTTGTGTTTATGACTGTTATGACATTTCTAATGGGTGTATGGTGCGGTATTCGCATCATTGGGCGTAGAGCAAACAGTATTGAAGAAATACAGTTCTTTCCGCCCAAAGTCACATTCAAGACTTTAACTGATGAGAAATAAACTTATAAGTTTCTACCAAACCATACTCTAAGTTTTCTTTTGGTTTCCAGTTTAGTTTCTCAAATATCAAAGTATTGTCGCTGTTACGGCCCATGACACCAATTGGGCCGTCTATGTTTTTAATCAACAGTTGCTTGTCAACTAATCGCATGATAAGCATAGCGAGGTCGTTAATACTAATCATTCGTTCGCTGCCTAGATTGACAGGACCTGTGAAGTCACTATCCATCAATCGTAGTATGCCTTCAACACACTCGTCAATATACAAGAAACTTCTTGTTTGCTTTCCACTACCCCATATCTCAATAGTGTCATCACTTGTTATTATCTTGCGACATAGTGCGGCTGGTGCTTTCTCACGACCATCATTGTATGCACCCTCAGGACCAAATACATTGTGCAGTCTTGCTATGCGTACATCTATGTTGTGATTGCGATGATATGCTAGGTATAGTCTTTCGCTGAACAATTTCTCCCAACCATACTCACTATCTGGATCAGCAGGGTATGCGCTATCTTCGGTACACAATGGATTGTTGATATCTGTTTGATTGTATGCTGGATACATGCAAGCACTACTGCTATAAAATACTTTCTTGATATCATATTTTCGCATGAATTCGCAGATGTTAATGTTAATTGTAGCACTATTGCTCATAATATAACTATCATTGTTGCCTGTGAAAATGTAGCCTGCTCCGCCCATGTCAGCGGCTAGTTGATATACTTCGTCAACTCCACGGTCGCCAATATGTCCTAGACAATATGGATTACGCAAGTCCTTGATGTAAAACTCTTGTGCTACAGTTTTACTAAAACTAGGGTATTTCAAATCTACCCCAATCACATGATGACCTCTGTTGACTAACTCTTTGACTAAGTGGCTTCCTATAAATCCACCTGCTCCACATACTAAAATTCGTTTCATTTCTTTTCCTTTTTGGTATAAATATATTTGTAGACGGTCGTGACGCTCTTACGCAATGTAAGAGTATGTACGCTTTAATATAATGCCATTTATTAACTTCCTGATATTCACGGTCCGTCTACACTACTAATTATAATAACAATGTGTAGTTGCCCAGTAGTTACTGGGCTTTTTTATGTTAATATCTTAACAAGCATCATTAGTTTCTGATATTCGCTTTGTAACTGCGGGTGTTCATTACATGCTTGTAACATCAACGCCCAGTTTTCAAAGTCATGTAGAAATTGTTTCAAGTCTGTTTCTGGAAACTTGATGCACATCTCACGCTCTTTAGTGTATTGTATCTTTTCTTTTACATCCATAGGCAGTTTGAATTCTACGATACGAGTTATTATCTCGCCGGTAGGTTCTATCTTACAACGGTACATGTTTGGTAGCATGGTATCAAATTCTTTCATATTATTACTTATCAAAAACTTAAAAAAAACAGCCTTATTTGGCGGTTTTTTCACATTTTACTAAATATATATATGAATAGCAAAGAGCATACATTTGAAATGTTAAAATGTAATCTACCCACACCATTGACTGTGTGCGAGTACATTGATTACTATTTTGATAACGAAGATTTACACGGTACAAAAAATCGTGAATGGCAATCTATGCCAGGTACTGATATTATATTTGGCATCAAATTGATGGCATTAAAATATTTCACTATCTATGTTTATTATAAAACAGATATTGAATGTACATTGTGTGTCATCAAGTTTAATGAATCAAGTTATCTAACAAAGATAAAAGAAAATCATATGTTAGATGGGTTGGACAACTATGTCATTTATTGTGATGACATGAACATGGAACAATTTTTAGATGAATTTGGTCATGTTTATGATGAGTTTATGGTCAGTTGTGACAGACCGGAATACATGTGAGTGTTGTATAAAAACAACATTTACCCAAAAAACTTTACATACACACAGAAATATGATTAAATAGATACTGTAACTTTTGACAGGTTACAATACTCCGTTAATGTCAATCGAGAGTGGGTTTTAGCGGACCCACTCTCACTCTTCGCTAGAGAGTTGACAGACACGGAAACATTAACAAGGAGTTGAAAATGGAAAGAAAAGATTTAAGTTTAGAGACGGTCATGAGCCTTCAACATGAGTTGGAAGAGGCTCTGGAACATCACCAGTGCGCTATTGATGTGCGTGATTGGAACATGGTTGCTCTTTGGGAAGAGCAGATTGATATAATCTGTGAAAAGATTAAGGAGTTATAATCATGTTGTGGATATTATGTATATTACTTTATGGTTTTATTTTTTGTTGCTTATGGATTGTTGGTTATGATGATTATCAATATAATAAAAAGCAACAACAAAAAACACATACTATTAGTGAAAGCAAACAAATAAAACAATATCAAGATTTGTATGATTCTTGGAGCAAATAATAAAAGCAATGGA